TCTTATCTTACCATCCCATACACGGTTACGGTAAGAGGGCATAAATTTGTAACCAGGCACATAGAACTCGAAGTAGCCCGACATTTCCATTTTAATGCCAGGATCTGCGTGTACCCTTATGTGTATCTCATTGACCTTCTCAATATATACCTTATTACTCATAATGCTCCAGTTCTAAACTTTTCCCAATCCACTATGTTTTTCAAGTAGAAGTTCCGATTATTAATTTGTCTAGTAATTGATTCGAGATATTCTACGATTGCTTCTTGCATCCCGATCTTAAGACTCATGTTAATGACATCATCATCTGCTTCAAGATATGTCGGAATGTCTTGTCGTAGAATTTTAAGTGGCTGAGGTGACCAACCATATTGCTTGAGTTCTTCGATGTCAAGCTCACCTTTGTAATATTCTGTCTTGAGTTTAAGAAGCTTCTTATAGTCTGCTTTATACTTCTTAAGCTTCAAACCCTCTTTAACATACCATTGAAAGTATTTATTATGTAGCTTCGGGATGCGAGATGATTCTCCGGAAATGTTAGTTTCATCAATCTCACCATCTTTTGCCCATTCGGCGTGAATATCTTCTAAAATCATGATCTACCTCCATATATCGCAGTCTAGCAATTATAAAACATAATAGATCAAATGTCAACTAGTACTCATCACCTCAATATCATATGATCCAATCTGAAATGTTACGCTTGCTGGTACATAATCAATATCAGGAGTTGTAGTATCTAAATCAACATTGCTTAGGTTAATAGGAAAAATATCCTTAAGTTTATATAGAACATTTGGATTACGACCACTGCTCATTACAAGCAACGTTGCATCAGAATAAATACCATCCTGAGAATTATCTAGATTTGCAAACTGTTCAAAGTTATCAGGAAATGCTAAACCTACCATCCAGCTATAGATTTCCATATAGTTATCCATATTCTCGTTAACACGAAACTCTACAGTAAATTGATCATATAGAAGTTTATCACCTGTAAAATACAGATTCTTGAATGGCGTACTTTGTTCTATAGGATTAATTGAAACACCTGGTAAGGAAGCACGTTGTGTGAAGAACGTAACAAACGGAAGTCTCTGGATTACAAATCGAAACTCTACCGGTGAAAGATAATTTTGTTTGATATTCTGTACCATCAATAGATCCTTAATGATTTATATGACTATTTATAGTGTAAAAAAAAGAAGGGCCCGAAGGCCCTTCCAGTTGTCTGGTTAAATCCAGATTTATTTACAGGATATTCTGTACGAGTGTTCTTCTGTAGTAAACGTTCGCACCTGCTTCAAGAGTACCGTCGGATGCAGTTGCACCTTTGGAGAATGGGTTCGCAATCATGCCGTAACGGGTTTTGAAGCCGATTTTTGGCTGGAAGCTGTTCTCACCAACTGCACGAACCATCTGTAGTGGAACGTATGGGCAGTAGAAGAGACCTGCGTCGAATGCACTGGAGCCTTTATAACCAACAACCATGTAGTTACCGCCCGCATATGGGTCGATGTATACACGGAAGCGACCATTTAGAACACCTGCGAAGGTATTACCCGTGTCGTCAACGTTCAGGTTGTTGCTGTTAAGCGCTGGGGTGTAATCAAGAACACCAGCCATCTGAAGAGCAGAAGCAACGTCGGAGGAACATACGATGATGTTACCCTTACCACGTCTGGTCTCTTTTGCGATCTGGTTCGCTTCACGTTCAATTTGGAACATAAGACCTTTGAACTTCTCAACGCTCCAACGACCGTTTGCATCAACGTCTAGATCGAAAGTACCTGCAGATGCAGTACCTGTCTGAGAACCAGCTTTAGCAGTGTTGTAAACTGTGCGGACAACCTCACGGTTGATTTCTGCAAGAACCTCAGAAGTAAGGATGTTTGCAAGCTCAGTTTCTGCGTCTAGACCATGGATAGCCTTAAGGTCTTGTGCAAGCTCTGTTGTGTACTCTGCTTTAAGCGCACGGCTCTTTGCAGTAACAGATACTTTGTCGATTTCAAACGCCATTTCGTTGAATTCGGAACCAGATGAACCAAGAGCTTCAGCTTGAGATGTTGAAAGACCAACACCGTTGTTAGCAGTAGCTGCTGTACCAGGAGTACCTTCGTGGCTACCAGTACCGGAGAAGTCTGTCTCTGCTTCGTTGTAGAATGCTTCTTCCCATGTTGCAGTATTTGCAGGATCAATAGCATACTTAGAACGCATTGCAAAGATAAGACCGGTTGGTCCTGTCATTGGCTGAACGCCAGCAAGGTCATAAGCAATAAGGTTTGGCATAGAACGACGAACAAGGCTGATAAGAACCGGATCGTAGTTGTCAACCTGACCTGCAGTGACGGAGTTTGTTGGCTCTTCGTTTAGAAGGCTGGAAGTGCTCCATGCGCCACCTTCACGAAGTGCGACCTCTGTGTTCTCAAGAAGCTGAGCTGTTACGCTGCGCTTGTGAGAGTCTTCGATCGAACCAAGGTCAGCATGCTCAAGAACAGGCTGCCACTTTTCGTTTAAAGATTCAATAGACATTTGTTATTATCTCCTTTTAAGGTTTGTCTAAGATTATTTATAATATCATTACTTTCTAAGAGTTTTCGAAATCGCAGCTGCATACTTTGCAACATTAGGATCAACATACTGAGTATCAGAAGCTTCTTCTTCGATTGGATCGATTTCTTCAGCTTCTTCAGTAAGTGTTTTACCACCAAAGTAATTTTCCTTGATGATTTCAACTTTAGACTTGTAACCATCGATGTCGTCAAAATCGACACCTTCAGCAAGCTTAGCAAGCTTTTCACGCTGAGTATCAGTTAGTCCTTCGCTGATATCTTCAAAAACATCCTGCTTGTGAGCTTCGGCTAAAGCCTTACGAAGTTCGATTGTTTCATTAACCGCTTCGTTAAGTTCTTCATCTTTGCTTTCAAGCTGTTCAGCCATTTCAGCATATGCATCGACTTTGTCCTCAGGAACTTCGATGCTATGCTCGACAAATAGGTCATGAAGACCCGACATGAATGATTCTGCCATCTCGGTACGGATACCATTTTCGACAGCAAGTTCATTCTCTTCCATCCACTTCTCAACAACATAATCTAGGTAGGAATCTACGTTTTCTACAAGCTCATTAACTGCGGCAGTTGCCTGCTCTTCTAGCTGAGCTTCAAACTCTTCTTCTAATCTTTCAACTTCTTCTTGAAGCTTAGTATTAACCGCCGCTTCAAAAACAACTGATGCTTTTTCTTTAAAGTCTTCGGAAAGATCTTGACCAGCAAACATCTCTTCTACAGACTCTTTCATGCCGTTTTTATCGGCTTTACGAGCAGGTGCTTTTTTACCTGTAGGACCTTCAGCTGCAGATTTATCGGATGCAGAAGGACCACCCATAGGTGTCTTTACATCGTCTTCAATCTCGTCGGCATTAGGGTCAACTTTCTTGCTCATGTCAGCCCTACGATTCTTTTTCATCGGGCTTCCGCCAGCTGGTGTAACTGGATCCATTGTGGATGAGTTTTCACCAGTTGCCTTAACTTCGTCTAACTGTTCAAATTCTTGATCAGACATTAGATATCTCCTTTTAGAATAATAATCTGTTTTATTTATAATTTCACAACTTTATGTAAGAGACTTAAGAAACTTGTTAAAGAGAGTGTAAGCCTGCTCTTCGATTTCTTGTTGGCTCATACCTTTGACTTCTTGTTCGATTTCATCAAACGTATTTTGCGCTCTCCAGGTTTGTTCTGCGACATCATAAACCCAGTCAACACCTTCCATAATACCCTGTACAAAGGCATCAGGAGCAGAAGGATCAGCTACAATATCACCAGCTGTTGCTAGCATAAAGTCGCCTTGAACTTCCATGATACCTTTTTTATTCTTTTTAAGAGAGCCCATACCACGTGAAGAAATACCAAGCTGAGCACCTTCATCAATAAGATTCTTTACAATCTTACCCATCGGAGTATCCATTACCTTCGCTCTACCCATAATGTTGTTACCTTCTTGACGAAGTTCTGTAAACATATGAGATACACGATCGAGATTAATTGTAGGACCATCCGGATGACCAAGTTCACCGTAAGCACGCTTTTTATCTACATAGTTTTCATTGTAGCGCCCCATTTCAGTAACAAGAACTTGAGAAGGATATACACGACCATTACGATTTTTAATATCGCCCTGCATGATAATACCTTCAATAAAGTAGTTCTTCTGGCCATCTTCTTTGGCTTCAGTAATGTAATGAACTTCTTCGTTGATTTCTTTGATCAGCTTCATTTGGTTATTCCTTATGTGTTATATGAAACTGGCGTGCAAGAGACAGAAACATCGGCGGCAATAGTGTCAGTAGGATTCTTTTCGACATACTCGACAGATCCAGCAGGCATAACGAATGTGCCAAGAGTGGTAGGAGTATCATCAGCCACAGTGATTGTTGTTTCTGCTGTCGCATAGATCCGTACAAGCTTCGAATTACTTACGGTATTAGCCGTAGTAACGTCTGTGGCAGTACCTTTTACTTTAATAATGCTTGGCATTACATTGCCTCCTTAGCGAACTTAAGAACCTTATCAAAGCCAGATTTATTCTTCATCATCTCTTCTTCCATACGCTTTTTGTTGGAAGAGTTTAGTTCGTTGAAAAGTTCGTTAACAGCTTCAGCTTCTTCTTTTGAAAGCTTTACGTTAGAACCATCCTTGAGTTTCATTGAACCCATTTTAAATGCTTCATCAAGTTCGACTTCTTCTTTTGTGAGACGATCGGTTGCCTTTTCGATGCCGGCTGCTCTATTACCAGCCTTTCTGTAATGATAATCAGCTAGACTTTGGTGCTTTTTCTTTGATTCTTTTTCAAAAGGACCGCTGGATTTATTTCTTTTATTTGAATGGTACTGCGTCCTACTACCTCTTGAATATAGATCTGAACTGGCCTTTTTGACATATGACCCAAGAGTCTTCTTGGAAATCTCGTCTATCTGTTCGACTTCTTCACCCATAGGATTCATATCGGACATTTTAGCAGACATCATGCGCTTGTCGCCTTCGATGTATGCATGAAGACCTTGCATCTGGCCGTGTACGTGAGCTAATTTATTCTGGAACCATTCTTCTGGATCAACACCCATTCCGGCATATTCTTTGATCTCTTCAGCTGCATAGCAGATGAATTCAAGCTGACGCATCATCATCGGAACTTCTTCAAAAGGATCTTCGGCTAGGTCTTGACCAGAGAACATCTCTTTAAAAGACTTCTTCTTTTTCTTCTTTTCCTCGTCCTTCGAAGCATGCACTGCTTTACGCTGAGCATCAGATGTGTAGCCTTCATAAACCTCGGCATCCTTACCTTTTTCATAAGAAGCTTTCTTGGTCTTATCTTTTTTCATGTCACTCGTAAACTGCTCTTCTTCAGCAGCTGGGTGATCGTACTTAGCAGTCACATGCTTAGCTTTAAAACGCTTTTCGTCACCACCCTTTGGTTCGGCAACTTCGCTGATGATGTCTTTAAAGGTCTTCATCTGTAGGTTCCTCTATATCTACTTGGTCTAATTCTTCTGAATCACCATTCGGCTCTACGTCAGCTTCATCGCCTTCGGAACCATACATACTCTGAGCAATCTCTTCTCTTCGTGCATCAATAGCATCAGCCATCTTTTGCTGAATAACATCATTAAAAGCGTGTTCAACATCTTGTGGCTTTTTATCAAAAGCATTCTGAATAATATCTGTTACATTCATGTTAGGTAGTGCCATGATTAATTTCCTCCAATATCATTATTATTTATATCATCATCATTTTCGTCTGGTTCTTCTTCAATCTGCTTATCCATTGTTTCAATGTCTTCATCAGATTGTTGAAGAATGTTTTTTCGAACCCATTCACGTGAAAAGTAAACACCAACATAGTCTTCTAGATCACGCAGGGTTTGCATTCTTTCACGTAGGATTTCTGATTGCTTAAGCTCTTCATAATGGTTGTCTTGCTGGAAATCATAACGGATCTTATTCTTAATCTCTTTAAACTCGCTTATAGTCATAACGTTTTTAAGAACGAGTTGCTTCTCAAGAATCTCATCAAACAGGATAGAAAATCTTATGCGAAGTCTTTGAATAAACTTAGCAAACTTTACTTCGTCTCTTGAAATTTCAGATGCACGGCCAAGCGAGAATCCAGCCTCTGGTTCTAATCGAGAAATAGGAACATTCAGTGCTTTATAAAGATTCTTTTGGAAGTAAAGTACATCATCCATCTCACCAAGGTTTTGTCCACCCGGCAAAGTTGTGATTTCTGTGCCACGACCACCTTCACGACGAGGTAGCCAAAAATCTTCCATCATTGTCATATGGCGACGATCATCACGTATCTCACCGGATGATGCATCATATACAAGACGATTCTTATGTTTAACCATCATATCACGAAGATATTGTTCTGCTTTCATCTTCGGAAGGTTGCCGACATCGATATAGAATACACGACGTTCAGGCGCACGCGCCAGACGATAGATTACGGCAGCGTCTTCAAGCATGCGAAGCTGATTGTGTGGTTTAATTGCTTTGTGAAGGTGTGAAAGAACAAGACTATTGGTCTCGTTTAACATGCCTGATGTTACTTCAATGATAGAATCCTTAGCAATACGAACACCTTTAACCGAAGCATAATCAGCAGTAGCATTCGTATTTTTATTATTGAGGAAACCTTTATCGTTGAAGATCCAATACTCGTTTTTAACCTTCTTGAAAGTAGCATCGAGTTGATTGTCTCGGGTCTTAGCTACTTCTTTAATCTTACGAAGTTTACGAGGATCTACATAACGCAGTTCTTGTATGCCTTCTTTAATATTGTCTTCATCAATAATAGCATGATATCTTAATCTACCGTCTACATAGAAACGGTTAAAAATGTCATAGCCTCTATTTGAAAAATCGAGCATCTCAAGAGCTGCTTGAAACTCTTCTGAGACTCTCTTTTTAATAGAGTCGGATAATTCTGTTTCGTCTAGATTGATATCAACAACTTTGCGGTCGTCAGATATAATAATAGATTCGTTAACAACATCTTCAATGGCTTTAGCAACTTCGGGGTGTTGCTCCATTTGTCTATATTTGTTAATTAACTCTGCTTCATTCTTTGCAGCACCATCCATATCAACGTAGGATGTACCAAAGAATCCGCCTGTGCCGGCAGCTGTAACAGAAACAGCACCATCGTCATCGTCTTTTTCGACGAACGACTTAAGCTCTTCCTCTTCTGGTTTAGTAATTTGGAAACCAAAAATCTTCATTAAATAATCCTTTTACATTAGAGTGGCGGGAGGAGACTCCCGCCTTCTAACACTATTTATTATTGGCCACCAGCATTGCCTGTGATACCACCACTTACGTTCCACCAATCGTATTGGAATGTTACAGTAAATTCTTCAAGTGTGTCGTTGGAATCCCAATCCATAGCAATTTCTGATACGTTAGTTGGGAAAAGACCGTTGAAGTTGTAGGTACGAAGAATTGAACCATCCTTACCATACTGCTGCACGGTTGCCTGTGATTTGTAAGCAGAAGGAGCAGATGTACCAAAAGCATTGGTGTTTTGCTGATGAAGGTTAATCGAGTTGCTCCATTCTTCCATTGCATTACGAATAAGGAAGTCTTCGTCGTTAAGAATAGTTACTGCCCACTCGTCAAATGTACGGTCACCAGCTACTTTAATCTTACGACCAAAGTATCCAACCTCGATTGTACCAAGGTTAGAGGTAGGAAGTGCTGCTGCCTTACACATGAAAGGAACCTTCAGATCGCCAGCATTGTTTGCAGGGTTAGTGATCTGAACTTGGAAGAGCGTTGGACGCGCTCCTCCACCTGTTAATTGTGATCTGATTTCGTTAATGTTGAAAGCCATATCTATATCTCCTTGTTTCTTTTATTTATTAGAAGCGGCCAACAATTTCTTCAAACTCAACACCGGTGCGAACTGCAACGAAGTTAAGCTGAATGAAGTTGATTGCTCTTGCAGGTTTGATATAGATGTCTCCAACAAATTCGTTACGATCAATGATCTCCGGTGTGTTGTTTGTAGCATCACATACAACTCTGAAATCATAAATACCACGTCTACCTTCAACATCTCTAAGGAATGGCTCTACAAGATTAACAAATTGTGCTCTTGTAAATTCATCATTGAATTCGAACAACGTAGACTTAGCAGCGATCGCAATTGCTTTTTCTAGAACGATGAAGAGACGACGTACGTTGATTCTGTCGAATGCAGAAGGACGTGCAAGAAGCGTCTTATCACCAAATAGAAGTGTACCTTGACCTGCTTGAGTGATAACCGGATTGATGCCTTTCTTATAAAGCTGATCACGTTCTGTTTTGTTTGGATTGAATGCTAGTTTAATAACATTCTTCATGATACCACGGTTATAACCTGCTGGTGAGAACCATGGGTCACGCGTGTCGTCTGTACGAACACAAAGACCTGCGGTGTCGCCGTTTAGTGGTGTGTAAACGTAACGATCGTTGTACTTATCGTAGCGATACTTGTAACCAGTATCCATCACACCGTAAGAAGAGGATGTAATGTTATCTCTAAAGTCAATAGTAGCACTAACTTCAGAACCTGGATTGTTAACAACATCGGTATATGCTGGTGATACGAAAGCGATACAATCTTTACGGAACTCACAAATGTTCTGAATTACGTAGTTTGCAAGTTCAGCATCGTTTGTTTCTCCGCGAGCTTTACCTAAGACGATAAGAGAAACGTCTACGTTCTCTGCATGCTTGTAAAGATCATAACCTGCACGAAGCTCTGACTGACTGATTGTACTTTCATTGGAGCCGTCTGTACCGTCAATAAGATCGGAAAGAAACTCTGATACTTCGCTGGTGAAGTATGTAGGCAGCGCGGTAGCAAAATCAGCTGTCGCTATAATAAAACGCGATGTCTGATCTAGAACATCTGGAAGATAGTTGTTCGTACCGTCTTCTGTCTGCGCGCCAGCTGTTAGTGATACGTTTTCATAACGCTCAATAATTGTGTTTGCGGTGCCGGTGAATGTTCCATCTGTGTCGACAACCGCTACATGAACGTGAGTGTTTGACTCAGGTGCCTCATCAAAGAAAATCTCGTATGATGAGTTAGCGTATGTTGTTTCGTTGACCATGCTAACACGAAGTGAGTTACCTGCCTCACCGGGGTAAAGTGCTGTAAGCTGATCTAGGTCCGCAGCAATAGAT